TACCTCTTTCTCTCCGCTGGCAACGGTATGTGTTTCTCAACATCTAAACTAATCATTCATACCCCCTCTAACAATGATGTGCAGTATATGGGAATTAATCTGTGTGTGCAACAAACAAAAAAAGCCCTCCAGCTTGGGGAGGGCAAAAGGACTTGCACTTGAGGAAGGTAAATCACGAAACAGCCATCTCCGGTAAAGACGACATGACCAAATCATAAACCAAGAAACGGAAAAACATGAATTTTTTTTGGGGGGAAAGCCGAGTGGGGCGCACACCTACAGACCCCGAAACCCCTTTGATGGTCATCATGCGCTCACATCAAAAGATAATCATTACCATTACCCGTTACCCTATCGGACTAAGCTATCTGGCAAGCTATAAACACTGAATAAGGCATTAATAATCTATTCAGGCTACCCCAAAGCCCCTTTTGTAATTCTCTAGGGCGGGAAAGGTGGCAGTCACTTATCATTACCTAAAATGTAATATTGCAATTACTTATTATATTATTACTACATACACTATATATGTATAGTATATATAGATAGATAGAATTTATTAATACTCTATTTATAATAAAAAAAAATATATATACATCCCCTTCCAATAATCATATTAATCTATATAATCTAATACATACAGATAAGCACTGTATATTTCCTAAACCGAGTAAGGGGTACATCATGAAATACGATATAGCTAAAACAATTACAGAATCAATTATCAAGCAATTAGAGACTGGAACCGCACCATGGGTAAAACCATGGTTAAGCTCACCTGATACATCCGCACCACATAATCCCGCCACTGGTACGCACTATCGGGGCATTAACTTTTTGTGGTTGTCTCTCATTCAAACATCCGGTGAATTCGGCACTGCATCAACATGGATGACATACAAGCAAGCCGAAAAGCTCGGAGCGCAAGTATCTAATCGTGCAAAGGGCAAAGGGGTTCGGATTGTTTTCTATAAACCCTTTGAGATTGACGGAGCATTCAATCCTGATACTAATTCGCACGATAAAAAAATTATCCCTATGCTACAAACTTACACTGTATTCAATACCGATTTTATCGACGGTTTACCCGTTGACGAGGTTGCACCGATAGAAAAGCCTGAATTTCAATCAATTGAAAATTGTGAAAAGTTTATATCTTCAATCGGTGCAGATATTAGACACGGCGGGAGTAGAGCTTATTTTTCACCGAGTTCAGATTACATTCAGTTGCCAGAAAAAGCCGATTTCAAATCTAATGCGGATTATTATGCAACCGCATTGCATGAATTGTCGCATTGGACGGGCGCAGAATCGCGCTTAAACCGCCAATTCGGTAAAAAATTCGGGGATAGTGCTTATGCTTTCGAGGAATTAGTAGCAGAACTAGGCGCAGCTATGCTTTGCGCTCACAATAAAATTGACGGTCAATTACAGCACGCAAGCTATATCGAATCATGGCTAAAAGTATTAAAAACCGATAGCAGAGCGATTTTAAAAGCCAGTGCAGAAGCTCAAAAGATTCTCGACTATTTAGTCAAAGTCGATGAAATAGAGCTTGCAGAAGCCGCATAAGTTTAACGCCCGCCAGTGCGTAACTGGCACTTTCCTAAACTTTTGGAGGTCATCATGACACTAGTTGAAAAAGCTGTTCAGATTTTAGTAAAGCACGGCTTTAATGCCGTTCAGGGGAAAAATAATAGCAGCTTTATTATCGTCAAATTTCCTGATACTAAAATTGTATTACATCATTTTGATGTCTACGATTTTTTAAATAGACATCATAAACAAGCTGTTTAAGCTGTTTAAATCAAGGGGGATATATTCCCCCTATTTCCTAGCCTTAACGCCTTCTAGGCGTGTTTTAATCAATTTATGGGGGTTTAATCATGAAAGCATACAGAGCGATAGCAACCTATACAGTCACTTTAGAATTAATAATTAATGCCGTTGACGATACCGAAGCATGGAACATAGCTTATGAAGCGGATGGGGGAGATTTTAAGGAAATAGGCGAGCAAAACTGGCAAATTGAAAATGTTACTGAAATTCAAGGGGGCAAATAATGGGAAAACTTAAAAATCTAATGATTGAGAATGAATATCAAAATGGCATTATTGATGATATTTTTAGGGAATATGATTATCAGGATAAAAAACATTTTCTGAAGGAAAGACCTACTAGGGCGAAATTCTCATACGTGCGCCTACTTGATGCAATTGGTTGTGTGATATGTTTTATCACGACACTTTTCTTTTGCCTATTTTTAGTGAGGTATGCAATATGATATTTGATGAAAAGCTCACCGATATAAACCCTATGGCAAGCGCCATTAGACCATCTATAACCCTACTAGATAACCGTTTTAGCTATGTTCCTAGTACCAAAACGGATGTAACTCAAACATGGCGCAAGCATGGCTGGAAACCCCTAGAGGAAGTTTTAGAGGCTCAATTAAAGATTGTGAGAGGAAAGGGGAAAAGCTAATGGAAACCGCAGCTCTTATCCTTTTGCTTGCCGGAATACTGCTGGGGGTTAGTTTTACCCTTGCGTGTCTATTGACAGTTTTTACAATGCTATTAAAAGACACTTGACAAAGTCACTAGGCGAAATTACCCTACGCCTGTCTATGTGTGGGCATAGTACAAATCAAAGCCCTTTAGCTTTGGTTCTTCACCCTTTAACTAGGGAACGTGCCCACACACGCAAGAGCCAAAACTAGAGGGCTTTTTTGTTGTCTAAACGGGGGCATAACCCACCCCTTGCAACGGTAAACACGACCAATGCAGATAAACGTGGCTAATCCTGTCGTACTTAAGTAGGGAAACCGAACGGGACGAGTAGCGGGGGCATCGCAAGATGTAGCCTAGATAAACGAGAGTGTTACGCTTTATGCGTTTTACCCAATTTATATACGGGTGAGGTTCTGTTACCCAAAGGATTATGAAAACTATCAAGGATTTAAAAGTAATAGTTAAATTTAATGAATAATCCTCATAATCTTGCTATACTTTAGTTTCTTCCTAACCATTCATTAAGGGGATTTTATGTCAGATAAATTCTGTATTGATTGCAGATATTCCAAGCCTACAAACGATTCTGAAGTGTACCTATGCACAGCAGAATCAAAAATAAACATAGTAACTGGTGAAAGACAATACAAGTATTGCTCCGTCATGCGTATGGAATTTCAACCATGCGGATTAAGTGGCAAGCTGTATGACGAAGTTGATGAGCCAGTAAATATTGAAGACATTTTTCCTAACTTTCCATCTATAAGGGGTTAATCATGACGATTAAAGACCAAGCAGCAAGTGACTACATCAAAGAACAGATGTCAGACCATATAACGGCACTAGAGAACGAGATAGACCGTCAAGACGCATTGATTAAATTGTTAGTACAAGCTCTATTCCTAACTTATGGGGAGAAAAAATAATGGTTAGCTCAAAAGAAGATTTAGATTTTTTATTTGATTCTATTCTTGCAGATACCGATGCACTAGAAGATGCAAAGATGACGTTAGAAGTCATTAAGAAAACAAGTCCCGATGTTTACGATGAAATTATTAATAGCTCAATTGTTTTAATTGATAAAGCATTAAATAATTCTGTCATGGGTGTTATAGCAAGAATTCTTGGTGACGAAAACTGGTATATCACTAATGCTAATGGAGAGAAATAATGGAAGCTCACACAGATTTTTCACAAGAAACACGCAACTCTGCTTGGTGGTCAGGTGACTCAAGGAAAGCAGCTAACGGCAAAGGTAATGAAGTAGTCCTAGAAAAGCTAGGCATGAAGGAACGTCCAGACTTATCGCAAGTAGAAGCTGTGCAGATGGGTCATGTCATGCAGCCTGTCATTGGTAGGCTTGCTTCAGAGCGTTTAAAACTTGAATTGAAGGATGCTGATTATGCGCTTACACACCCGAAAGAGACATGGATGCGGAGTCATTTCGATTTCATCTCTGCGGATGGGAAAACGCTTGTTGAAGCGAAAAACTACAATGCGGCAGTTCGTAACAAGTTTGATGCAGAGGCAGGGATTATACCGCCCGCAGATATGGCACAGCTTGTCCACGAAGCAGCTTGTCACAATGTTTCACGAATTGTGTTGGCTGTTCTGTTCGGTGGACAAAACTTTGAAGTCTTTGACTTTCAGATTACCGAAGAACAAAAGGAAAGTCTTATTAAAGATATGGCGACCTTTTGGGCAGCGGTAGCAGTTAAAACTCCACTAGCGCCTGAAGACACAGAGCAAACAAAGCTCATCTACGCAAAGGATACTGGCACATCTATCGTGGCTCCTAACCCTATTGAGAGAGCAGCAGAAGCCTTGAAACAGGTGAAGGACAATATTAAGCAGCTTGAAGAACGCAAGGACTATCTTGAGACAACGATTCAGTCATTCATGCAGTACAACGCTGAACTAGTGGCTTTCGATGGCAATATCCTAGCAACGTGGAAGAACACAAAACCAACCAAGAAGTTTGATTCCAAGCTATTTCAATCTGCTATGCCGGACATCTATGAGAAGTTTGTAGTCGAGCAACAAGGCTTTAGACGATTCCTAATCAAGTGAGGACAATATGAATACTTACGCATTTCCAAGTGGACATGACCCAAAGACAGGCACAGCACAGTTTGGCATGAACCTAAGAGATTACTTTGCTGCTAGAGCATTACATTCTTTGATGAATTCATTTAAAGATGATTTAGATTGGAACGCTCACGAAGAAGCAAAAATAGCCTATGAAATAGCCGATGCAATGATGAAAGCGAGAGACCTATGAGCAATTTAATTCCTTACAACGACATTGAAAAAATGGCGACAGCAGTAGCTAAGTCAAACTTATTCGGTGTTAAAAATCCTGAACAAGCAATGGCACTAATGTTAATTGCTCAAGCCGAAGGTATGCACCCAGCTATTGCTGCTCGTGACTATCATGTCATTCAAGGCAGACCCGCATTAAAAGCTGATGCAATGATGGCTAGGTTTCAATCCTCTGGTGGCAAAGTAGAATGGAAAGTTTATACGGACAAAGAGGTTACAGGTGTCTTCTCGCACCCCTCTGGTGGCAGCGTCACAATTACTTGGACGTTTGATATGGCTACCAAAATCGGTCTTACAGGCAAAGATAACTGGCGCAACTATGCAAGAGCTATGCTCAGAGCTAGATGTATCTCTGAAGGCATACGCACAGTCTATCCGGGCTGCGTGGTGGGAACCTACACACCTGAAGAAGTGCAGGATTTCGAGCCGAAGAAGAATTATTCTGCTCCGACTAAGGATATGGGGAGCGCAGAAGTCATCACGCCTGAAGAAGTCGAAGCATTAACATTAAATGACGTAACAGACTTTCAGATTTTTTTACCCGACGGGAGCGTTTACGAAAACTGTAATGGTCATGAAGAATGGGTAGCTCGTTATGCAACAATGATTCGTGCTATTCGTGAATCAGCAAAGCTGGACAAAGCCAGCAAGAAGGAAAAGGAAAAGCAATTCAAAGCAGCCAATGAAGCTACCAAGAAGACGCTTTCTCCTGAATTAAGAGTGAAGTTATTAGCTTCTATTGAATCAACAGAATTTGATGATTTAGAAGATGCAGTCGAATAACTTTAGATTTAATGGACTACAACCCTTCGGGGCATTTCTTCCTAACTTGGAAAGGATAAAGAAAATGGAACAAGAAAAGAAACCTAGTTATGTGCCGCAAGAATTAAAAGGACGCATTACACATAACAAGTATAAAAAGAAAGACACAGAGCCAGATATGAAAGGTTCCTTATGTGTCGAAGGAAAGATAATAAATTTCGGTGTATGGCGCAATGAAGGTCAGTATGGAGAATACTTTAGCATCAAGGTGTCAGACCCTAACTGGAACAAGCAACAGTATCCAAAGGATGTGACACCAAGTGGATACCCTAAAGATTCAGACGTACCATTCTGATGAGAGCTATCCTTGTTCTTCCGTTTCCTCCTTCAATGAATACATACTGGCGTAACTTTCGAGGACGCACAGTATTAAGTAAGGCAGGACGGGAGTTCAAGATAGCAGTTCAAGACTATGTGATTGAAAACAATATTCCTAAGTTTGGGGAACGCAAGTTGAAGATAACAATGATTCTCAGACAACGAGATAAACGCAAGGTGGACATCGACAACCGCATCAAAGCAGTTCTTGACAGCTTACAAGACGCTGGTGTGTTTGATGATGACTTCCAAGTTGACCATTTAGAAATGATGCGTGGCGAACCAATTAAGTTTGGCGCTATCCATGTAGTGATTGAAGCAGTAGATGGGGGAGAAAGTGAATGAGTTGGCTTTATTCGCAGGTGCTGGTGGAGGAATACTTGGGGGAAAGATGCTCGGATGGAGAACAGTCTGTGCAGTCGAATGGGAACCATACCCAGCAAGCGTACTTGTCGCCAGACAAAATGACGGACTTCTCCCGCCTTTCCCGATTTGGGATGATGTTCAAACCTTTGACGGAAGACCTTGGCAAGGAATTGTTGACGTTGTATCTGGAGGATTTCCATGTCAAGACATCTCAGTCGCAGGAAAAGGAGATGGACTTGATGGAAAACGAAGTGGAATGTGGAGGGAAATGGCACGGATTATTAGCGAAGTACGACCAAGATTCGCATTTGTGGAGAACAGTCCAATGCTCGTTACTAGAGGACTTGAACGAGTCCTTGCAGACCTTGCCTCAATGGGGTATGACAGTCGGTGGGGAGTTATATCTGCTGCCGACATTGGTGCAAACCACAAACGAGAAAGAATCTGGATTGTGGCTAACTCCAAGCACAGTAGATATTCCGACAAGGTCAGTAGAATCAATGGAAAAACGTCTCGAATATCGCAAGAAAATTGGCAGGAATGGAGTAGGAGCAGGATGTCTTTCGGAGCAAGTAACTTGGTCTCAGGGAGGAAAGCCAATCGGATATTTGACCAAGGAAAAAATTTTTTGGGGAACACCGAAAGCACAGGATTCACGCCATGCTTTGAAGGACAGAGGCAAGGGGAATCTTGGAGAGCAAGTATCGGGTCTGCACAATGGTGGCAAATTGAACCCCCTGTGGACAGAGTGGCTAATGGGATGGTGGATAGGGTGGACAGACTTAAAGCCATTGGTAATGGACAAGTACCATTATGTGCAGCAACAGCATGGAATATTTTGAACCCCCGTCAGTCCAAAGGCGAGTCCCTCTGAGGACAGGTTAGGAACCCTTGGGCAAGGTTTTGGACAGCCCACTAATTTAAGGATAATTATGTCAGACAAAAAACATATTTTCGTAGCAACCCCAATGTACGGTGGACAATGCTTTGGTTACTTTGCTCAATCATGCTTACAGTTTAGTAACCTATGTAAAACTAATGATGTTGATGCGAGCTTTTCTTTCCTCTTTAACGAGTCATTGATTCAACGAGCAAGAAATTTATTAGCGCAACACTTTCTAAAGAGTAATGCAACGCACATGATGTTCATTGATGCAGACATTCGTTTTAATCCTGAACAGATATTCCCGATGCTGGAGGCTGACAAGGAAATTATCTGCGGTATCTACCCTAAGAAAGAAATTAACTGGACAACAGTTAAGATGGCTATGGACGCTAATGTTCCTAGCGACCAATTAAAGTTCCATACAGGCGCTTTTGTTGTGAATCTGGTGGACTATCAGACTGAAGTAACAGTGCCAATAAATGAGCCTGTCCAAATCTGGAACGGTGGCACAGGCTTCATGCTAATTAAGCGTGAGGTATTTGAGAATCTGATTGGCAAGGTTCCTACTTACTTAAACAACGTATTAGATATGTCGAACAAAGAGAACGGTGAAACTATCAACGAGTTCTTTGCAACGTCTATTGAAAATGAAACTAACATCCTGCTCTCAGAAGACTACTACTTCTGTAAGAAAGCTCGTGAGCATGGCATGAAGGTATGGGCTGCTCCTTGGGTTCAGTTAGCTCACATCGGAACGTATGCGTTTGAAGGTCAACTAGTACAACGACCATGATGCGAAACAAGGAAGCTCCTCATATTGATTTTGAGGAGTTAGTCGGCTTACTTGGGAAGGTTGTCCCTTCTAATCTGGATATGGTTCTGGAGAGGAAAGGACACTTCCTATTCGCTGAATGGAAGCGAGACAATGAGAAGGTTAGCAAGGGGCAAGAAATCCTCTTAAAAGCCCTTGCAGAGCTTCCGCAGAATACTGTCTTGATAATCAATGGCGACACCGATAATGGGATGCGTGTAGATAGCTTCTGGCGAGTCTTGCCTGACGGTAGATGTATTAAATCAGGCAGTGGTCTAATTGAATTTAAAGACTATATTATCGAATGGTATCTTGATGCTGACGCTTGATGCCCCAAAAGTAGAGGTCTTTAGCATTGTCATCCGCACTAAAGCCGTAGTCTTCAAAGATTGAGAAATCAAAGTTATCTCTAAAGTCTTGCTCTGTTAAGTTCTTATAGTAGTCGTGAGCAGTAAAGGGAGAGTCCCAAGGGTTTGTGCGAGTAGTGCCATGTTCAGGTCTGCCAGTGGTTGCACAAGAAAAGAATACTAATCCTGAAGACATTCTGACCATATTTTCAAACGTCTCTAACCACTTAGGATTGTGTTCAAAGCACTCACAAGAGGCTACAACGTCAAACCATTGGTCTGCATAGTCTAAGTCTTCACCATGACAGACAACATCCACACAAGAGCCAACAGCTAAGTCAACTCCAATGTAGCTACAATCGGAAAAGAAGTCTCTGATTGTGCCGTTAATGTTTAAGCTACCAACTTCAAGAACGTGTTTGCTGACAAAGTATTCAGGAAACTTATCTTTAACTGAAGCAACAAAATTAATTTGCGCTGGATGACTCATCGCTTAGATTTTCTCTTTGCGGTTTTCTTAGCTTTGCGGAAAGCCTCTGCGGTAGGGTAGCCCTTTTGTCCGGGCTTCTTAGCTGGCAAACCTTTTTCTCTGCGCTTGTTGATGTTGTAGTACAACCCACGCTTTGCTTTTGGTGTCTTTTTCATCGGCATCCCCATCTACGTCTAGCTGCTTTGCCTCTCTCGCCTTTCCAGTTCTTAGAACGAGCGCAAAAGGATTTGTGTCGTGGTCCTGATTTTGTTGGGGCTTTTAACTTACTGCCAGTAGCACGATTGTATTTCTTACGACCTTTAGCAGTAAGACCTCCTCCAGCTTTAACTGAGAGCTTCTCACCACGACCGACAGATAAATTAGTATCAGACATTGCGTTCGAAATGTGGACAATCAACTAGGTTAGAGAAGTTACCGCCCCAACGGTTCTTAGGATACAAAGACTCCCAATATTTGCCAAGAGG